ACCGTGCCGCCCTTTCATATTCGGCACGCCGTAGCACACGCGGTGCACCGAGCACGGTGCGAGCGCACGTGGCACGCCAGCACCAGGGCGCGGTGCGATCCATGCGTGGTGGTCGTGGACGTAGATAACACCCGACTGTTGTGGACCATGGGTTACCGGCGACTGCGTCGTCTGGTGTTGGCACGTGACGGCATGGTGTGCCAGATCAAGGGGCCACGATGCACCGGGTACGCCACCCAGGTCGACCACGTCATCGCACGCAGCGAAGGCGGGTCGGTCTACGACATGGCGAATCTGAGGAGTGCATGCCGCATGTGCAACCTCGGGCGACGTGCCGGTCGCCAGCGTCCGGGCAGACGGGGGGCTGGTTCAAAGGACGGTGTGTTCTATGAGGTGCGCCTGTGACGCGCGAGTGATCGACGACCATGAACTGTGTGTCGACCTCGAGTCGACCTCGGCGACCGACGCGGTCGCGTTTTGAAAATTGGCGACCGGTTTTTTGACAGCAAGCGCCTGTTTCACCCAGTGCTCACTGTTTGTTTTCTTCCTGAAAGCCCAGGCCAGGGACTGATTTGATCCGATGAAGTCCAAGCCCTTCCAGATTGGCCGCGTCGAGGCCGGATTGAACCGGGATCTGACGACGCGCCACGACATCGGTCCGGCCGAGCGTTCGGCGCTCCGCGTGCAGGCCCGGGCGCTCGACCGGGCTGAATCGGCCTCCGATCCCGACGCCGTGACCCGAGCCAACGCGGTCTACTTGCAACTACGCCAAGCCGCCGGCCTCAGTGCAGGAGGTGCCAAGACTGTCGATGCCTGGGATTCGCTCATGGCCGACGTCCTGCGGGCCACCCCCGGCGATAGCAAGCCGGCGAACGGCTGAACGGGCGACGTTCGGGCCGGCGGCGGCTCGTCTCGCCGAGGCCTGTGGCAAGCCGTTCATGCCCTGGCAGCGCCACGTGGCCGACGTGGCGCTCGAGGTCGATGCCGACGGCCGCTTCTGCTACCACCTCGTCGTCGTCACCGTACCCAGGCAGTCGGGGAAGACGACCCTGTTCGGCGCCGTGCTCGACCACCGGGCCCTGCTCGTCCCGCGCTGCCGGGCCTGGTACACGATGCAGACCCAGAAGGACGCGGTCGACTGGCTGACGAACGAACACTGGCCCTTGCTCGCACCCTTCGCCGATGCGGCCCGGCTGCGTCGCATGGCGGGCTCAGAAGACATCCGCTGGAACGTCAGCGGCGGCATGATCCGGCCGTTCCCGCCGAACCCGACCGGGCTGCACGGCAAGGTGAGCGACATCGTCGTCATCGACGAGTGCTGGGCCTTCGACCAGATGAAGGGCTCCCAGCTCGATCAAGCGATAGTTCCTACACAAGCGACGCGTCCCAACGCCCAGGTCTGGAAACTGTCGACCGCCGGCGACGCGGCGGCGCTCTGGTGGCTCGGCACCGTCGAAGCGGGCCGGGCCGCGGCGCTCTCTGGTAAGGACCGCGGCGTCGCCTTCTTCGAGTGGAGCTGCAGCGACGAGCTCGACCCGACCGATCCGGCCTCCTGGCCGCTCTACCACCCCGCCTACGGGCGCACCATCGGCGAGGCGTCCATGCACGCCGCGCTGGCGATGCTCGGCCCAGACGACTTCGCCCGCGCCTACGGGAACCGGTGGGTGTCGATGGTCGACCGGGTGATCCCGGCCCCGGCGTGGCGTGACGCGGCCGACCCCGAAGCATCCATGCCCGAGCGTGGACATGTCGCGCTGGGCTTCGACGTGGCGCTGGACCGCTCCGAGGGCGCCATCGCGGCAGCGTGGCGGACAGAGGACGGTGTCGCGCACCTCGAGGTCGCCGACTGCCGTCCCGGCGTGGGTTGGATCCCCGAGCGCGCACTCGAGCTCGTCGAGCGTTGGGCGCCGCTCGCCTTCGCCTATGACGCCGCGGGCCCCGCCATCGACGTCGCAGACGTGCTCAGTCGCCACGGTGTGACCCTCGAAGGTTTGAAGGGCAAGGAATACGCCGCGGCGTGTCAGGGGCTCTTAGAACTAATTTGCGGGGCGCCTCCGGCCATTCGCATCCGCCCCCACCGCGCGCTCGACGCCGCGGCCGCGTCGGCGGCCCGTCGCAACGTCGCCGACGCGTGGGCCTGGGGTCGGCGCCAGAGCGCCACGTCCATCGCGACACTCACCGCGGCCACCGTCGCGCTCTGGGCCTACGACCACGCTCCGGCCGCGCTGGGGTCGTTCCGGATTTACTAGGTGTGCCGTCCGGCGTCGCCTACCCCATCTTCCCCGAGCGACGTCGGGCGGTTACTTGGGTGGGGGCTCGGTGACCCCGTCGTCCTGGCGCAGGTAGACCACCCAGCCACCGCCCGAGATCGTCGAGGCTTCGGCGTGGAAGGGCTCCCAGCCGCCCGGGAAGGTCGCCTCGTCGGTCTCTTCCTTGACTTCGACGCGGAGGACCTTGAAATGCCACATAAGCCAACCCTAAGCCTTCGGTAGAGGTGAATGCTTGCTTTTACCTGCGCTGACGCGACAACGTTGACGCGAAAATGTCGCTGACCGCCACCCCAGTCGGGCCGATGATCACCGGCGCGCGGGCGCGCAGCGCCATGCCGCCAGGGGTCAACCTGCTCGCCGGTGTCGGGCCCTACGTGGTCGACGCCAGCACGGCCCGCCAGGTGCCCGCCGTCGGCCGGGCCCTCCAGCTCTACAGCGGCATGTGCAAACAGATGCCCATGGAGGCCTACCGCGGCTACACCCGTCTCGACAACCAGCCGCGGATGCTTTCCCGCCCCGACATGGACAACGCCGGTAGTTGGTTCGTCCAGGTCAACGTCGAGGACTACCTGCTCAACGGCAACGCCATCAGCTACGTGACCGCCCGTGGCGCCGACGGCTGGCCGCTGAGCTCGGTGTGGCTGCCCGTCCAATGGGTCAACATCATGTGGAACTGGTCGGACCCGACCGGTGCGGCGGCGAGCTACTACTACCTGGGGGAGCAGCTCGTCAACGACGACGTCGTCCACGTCAAGCGCGGGGCGGATCGCTTCTACCCGGTGCGCGGCGTCGGCGTCGTCGAGGAGTACCTCAACACGCTCGACCGCGTGGCGATGGAGGAGGAGTACGAGCGCGGGGCGCTGGCCAACGGGGCGGTGCCCTCGGCCGCCATCATCACCCCGCAGGCCACGTTGACCCAGGAAGTGGCCGACGAGGCCAAGGCGACGTGGATGACCAACTTCAGCGGCCCCGTGCGCGAGCCGGTCATCCTGCCCAACGGCACGGTGATCCAGCCGCTGGCGTGGTCGCCCACCGACACCCAGCTGTCAGAAGCTCGTCGCCTCTCGCTCATCGACGTGGCGAACATGTTCAACCTCGACGGCTACTGGCTCGGCGCTCCGGTGGCGGGCATGACGTACCGCACGGCCGGCCCGCAGTACCAACAGGTCCTGCGCACCAGCCTCGAGCCCTTGCTGGCCGACTTCGAGGACGTCTGGTCCAACGCCTGGCTGCCGCGCGGCACCACGATCCGCTTCCAGCGCAGCCAACTGCTGAGGGAGGACCTCGCCACGTCCATGACGGCCGCGGTGGCCGGCGTCGCGTCGGGCATCATGTCGATCCCAGAGGCCCGCGTGATGGTGGGCCTGCCGCCCCAGACCTTCGGCGCCACCGGTATCACCGCCGACCTCGGCGGCACCTCGACCGCGTCACCCGACGACCCCAATGCGCCGCTCGCGCCCGACCAGGGCGAGACGGGAGGAGTCCAGCCATGACCATCGCACCCGAGAGCCGCACCTACGCCACCCGCCTCGAGCTCGTCGACACCGAGGCGACGGGGCGCAAGCCCTACCGCTACCTCGAAGGCCGCGCCGTGCCGTATGACACCTGGGGCGACTGCGGCATGTTCATGGAGCGCCACGCCCTCGAGAGCTTCAAGCGCTCGACGACGGGCAACTCCGGCGCCAAGTTGCCGCTGATGCTCTTCCACGACCGCCAGCGCATCCCCGTCGGCGTCGCCGAGAAGTGGACGCACAACGACGGGCTGAGCGGCGTGTGGCGGCTGTCCGAGTCGCCCGAGGCCCAGCGCGCGGCGGAGGCGGCGTCCCAAGGCCTGCTCGTCGGGCTGTCCGTCGGCTTCCAGCCCCAGAAGAGCGACTGGAACCACATCGCCTGGGACGAATGGGATCCGGCGCTCGGCCCGGACCACAAGGACAAGGTGACCCACCTCGAGTCGCGTCTCGTCGAGGTATCACTCACACCGACGCCCGTCTTCGAGGACGCCGGCGTCTCTGAGGTCCGCACCGCCATGGACGCGTTGCAGATCCGTGAGCAGAAGGTGATCAGGCCTGAACGCCAAGTCGATGCTTGGCGCGCCTGGCGCGCCGCACTAGAGTCCGCCACCAGCGAGTAGTCCGCGGCCGGCCCGTTCCGACGCCCGGCCCGACGCCCGGGCGCGACGCCCACCGCCGGGCCACCGTAGGGGCACCTTGGCGCCAGCACCTTCTTGGCCCCAATCCGACGAACGGAAAGGTTCCGGCACCATGCCCAACGTTGTCCTAGATCGTCTGCGCGAGCAGCGTGACGAGCAGATCTCGACCATCGACGCCATCCTCGGCCAGGTAGGCGAGGAGCGCGACCTCGTCGACGCCGAGCGCAACCTGCTCGAAGCGGCACGCCAGCGCATCAACGAGATCGACGCCCAGATAGAGCCCTTGGCCGGCTTCGAGGCCCTACGCGGCCAGCACAACGACAAGCTCGCCGCGCTGCCCCGTCCCGAGACCGCCCCGGTGCGTGCCGCGGCGGTGCCGAACCGCCCCGCGCCCTGGTCGACTCCGGGCGAGTTCATCATCGACTACATGCGGGCCAACTCGATGATGGACCGCGGCCAGCGCGACGAGCAGGCGGCGAGCCGCCTCGGCAACTTCTACGCCCAGCGCGCCGACATGACCACGACCCAGACGCCCGGCCTGTTGCCGACCCCGATCATCGGCCAGGTGGTCAGCCTCATCGACAGCTTCCGGCCGCTGATCACCTCCCTTGGTGGCGCTCGAGCGCTCGGCGGCATCGCCGGCACGACGTTCACCCGGCCCAAGATCACGACACACACGACGGTCGGCGTGCAGGCCACCCAGAAGACCGCGTTGAGCTCCCAGGCCATGGTGGTGTCGCCGGTCACGTTCACCAAGGCCACCTACGGCGGTTACGTCGACGTCAGCCGCCAGGACATCGACTGGACGTCCCCAGCGGCGTGGGACATCGTCGTGCGCGACCTCGCCGAGGTCTACTCGGTGCAGACCGAGACCGCGGTGGCGGCCAACTTCAAGACCGCGGCCACCGGCACCGCCATCTCCGTGGGCACAGCGGCCCAGCCCGTCACGCTCTCCCAGTGGGCCACCGGGCTCTACACCGCGGCCATGCACTCCTACCAACAGGCCCGGCGCATGCCCGACCGCATCTGGTGCAGCCTCGACGTGTGGGCCGCGCTGGGCGCCCTGGTCGACACCACCCGCGTCGTCCTGCCCGTCGACACGACCCGCGAAATGGGCGCACCGGGGACGAGCCAACTCGGCATGTTCGCCGGCGACCTGTTCGGACTGCCGCGCATCGTGGTGCCGACCTTCGCCAGCGGCACGCTCATCGTCGGGCCGTCCACGCTCTATGAGGTCTACGAGGAGGTCATCGGACTGCTCAGCGTCATCGAGCCCTCCCTGCTCGGTGTCCAGGTCGCTTACGGCGGCTACGTCGCCTTCGGGACGCTCGACACGCTGAGCTTCATCCCGATCACCGTCGTGGGCACACTGCCGACAGCCGCCGAGGCCGAGGACGCCGCAGCCGAAGCCGAAGAGGCCGACGAGGCCGAGCCGGGCTCAGGGCCGGGCACGCCCAAGGCCAGAAGGTCGAGGGCCTAGGACATGGCGGGCGGCATCTGGCCGAAGCTCGCCGACGTCCGGTCGTGGCTGCGTCTGGCACCCGACGCAGCCGAGGACGCCGTCATCGACCAGTGCCGCCTCGCTGCCATCGCCTACGGCATCGGACGGACGGGTTCACAGTGGTTGGCCGACACAACCACCCTGCCCGATGCCGTGTTCCAGGCGTGCGTCATGGACGCGGGCCGCATCTATCGCCGGCGCGATTCTCTCGACGGGACGATCGCGTGGGGGGACATGGGTGTGGTCCGCGTCGGACGTGCCGACCCCGACACCGAACGTCTCTATGCGCTCTATGCCCCGCTGGTATTTTCTTGAGCTGGCAGCGCGCCCCGGTGGCCGCCGCCGTCGCGGACGTGTTGTCCTCAGCCGGCGATGGCTGGGGCGTGGCGAGCTTCGCCACGCCGCCCGAGACGCTGAACCCGCCGGCCTACGTCTGCGCTTACCCGCGCACGGTCCAATACGACCTGAGCAGCTTTGGCGTCGACCTGGTCGAGTACATCGTGGGCGCCTACGCCGGGCCGAACGACCCCGACACCCTCGACGAGCTCTTGGCCCAGGCGCGCGCCGCTCTGTCGGTCGACCCGGGCCTGGGCGGGGTGGTGCAGTCGCTCGTGCCCACGACGCAATCCAACTGGCGCCGCGTTGCTATCGCCAGCACCAACGTCAACGTGCTGGCGGCCGACCTGACGCTCGAGATCCGAATGTGAAAGGGGAACCATGAGCCCAGAAACCAAGAACGGCGGCAGCGGCGGCCCGGCTGCGGCCAGTGCGGGTGTCGGCCTGCTCGACGCCAGTGTGACCGCGACAGGTGACCCGGTCCCGCCGATCGCCAACCCGTTGATCCTCAATGACGCCTACTACGAGCTCAACGGGGTGAACCTGCGCTGCCTCGTCAAGCACATCGAGATCGTGCCCGAGAACAAGCTTGTGACGGTGACGAGCTTCTGCGCCGAGACCGACTATCCCGGCGTCACCAAGTACCACATGAAGTTGACCTTCTACCAGTCCTTCGACACCGGCGCGACCTATCAGACGCTGAATACGGCCTATCAGACGTACCTCAGCGGCGGCACGCCGGCCACCTTCAAGGCGCGCCCGCACGCGAGCCTGGTGGCGAGCGCGAACAACCCGATCATCACCGGCCAGGTCATCCCGATGCCCTTCGAGCTGTTGATCGGCGACGCCGGCGCGGCGTCAGAAGTGGCCATCGACTGGAACATGATCGCCCCGCCGACGGTCAACACCGGCGCCATCACCGCCACGACCGCCACGGCCGGCTTCCCGGGCTTCTACAGCCCGAGCGGGGCGACCGTGCCCGCCAACCTGGCCGGGCTCACCGGCATCACCGCCAGTCCGACCACGGCGTGGGCGACGGGCCAGTACGTCATCACGGCCGACCTCATCGGGGCGCACTGGTCCGGTACGGCCTGGGTGGTCGGCAAGGCATGACCGATACCGAGTGGGTCGTCCTGCTCATCGAGGTGGGCGTCATCGCGTTGGTGACAACGCTGGCGTGGTTGGGCGTCGGACGGCGCTAGGTGCCCACGACTCCTACGGTCGACGTCGTCGGCCTTCGTGCGCTGGTGCGCGACGCCAACCGCCTCTGTGAGGACGCCGGGCCACTGAACAAGGCGCTGAGCGCGGCCGGAAAGCAGGCGGCCGAGCCGGTGGCCGCCCAGGCACGCTCGAGCTACCCCCAGGCCTCGGGACGCCTGGCCGGCAGCGTGCGGACGAGTGGCACGCGCTCGGGCGCGGCGGTGCGTGTAGGGAGCGCCGCGCTGCCCTACGCCGGGCCGGTCGACTTCGGGGGCTATCCGCCCGGTCGTGAGTACGTGGGAACCGGGCGTTACCTGTTCCCCGCCGCCGAGCAGCTGGCGTCGACCGCGGCCGAGCTCTACAGCGCCGGGGCGCAGAGGGCGTTCGACTCCTTCAACTGGAGCAATGAGACCACGAGCGCGGAGGCCGTCCATGACTAGCGAGCCCTACGACGCCGAGCCACCGACGCAGCAGTACTCGGCCATGTCGGCCGAGGAGCCGCTGCCGACGCTGGTACACGTCTCCCAGGCCTTCAGCGCCCGGTTGCCCTCCCAGCGCGTACTCGACCTCGTGACGAAGATGGAGGGCATCGACTTCGCCGCCCTGGCGAGCTCGGCCCCGTTCCGCCTCGTCGCCTTCCGTGCCCTGCTGCGCGACTACCCGAACCGCGACCCGACGTCGCTGTGGCTGCACGCCTACGACGTCGAGGTGGAGATCGACGACGTAAACCCTACGAACGGCAGCTCGCCGACGCTCGGGCCGCTTTCTGCCGCTACTGGCGGATGACACCGGACCAGATCGACGAGCTGGCCGACGAGGACTTCGCCGCCATGGTGCGCTACATGGCGGCGGAGGCCGAGGAGGTCGCTAGAGCGAACAGGACGCGCTGATGGCCGGTCCGTCCATCATGGTCAAGATCTTGGGCGACGTCACCGGGCTCGGTAAGTCGTTCCAGTCCGCCGGCCAGAAGGGCCAATCTGCCGCCCAGGGCATGCACAGCGCCTTTTCGGGCATGCTCGGCACGCTCAACTCGACCGGCGCGCTCGGGCCGTTCGGCAATGCGCTGCAGACCGCCGACCAGTCCATGCAGAACATGGGTGAGCACGCCAAGAGCACCGGACTGAAAATGGCCGGCGTCGGTGGCGCGGCGGCCGGTGTCGGGCTCGCGCTGAGCGCGCTCGGTTCCAAGGACCAGGCGGCACACGCCCAGCTTCAGGCGTCGATCACCGCCACCGGGCACTCCTACGACCAGTACTCCAAACAGGTCGAGGCCGCCATCGGCCACGAGGAGAAGTTCGGCAACACCGCGGATGAGACGCAGGGCGCGCTGCAGAAGCTGACCCAGGCCACCCACGACCCGACCGAGGCCCTGAAGCTGCTGAACACGGCCACCGACCTCGCCGCGGCCAAGCACGAGGACCTGGCCACCGCGGCGGGCCAGGTCGGCAAGGCCTACAACGGCAGCGCCCGGATCTTCAAGGAGTTCGGCATCGTCGTCACCAAGAACAAAGACGGCACGAAGGACTACAAGGGGGCGATCGACCAACTGGGCCAGAGCCTCGGCGGCCAGGCCAGCGCCCAGGCCAACACCTTCACCGGCCACCTCCACGCCATGCGGGCCGAGATCACCGACCACGTCTCGCTGTTCGCCCAGAAGTACGGCCCGGCCATCTCCACCGCGGGCATCGCTCTGGCCGGGCTCGGCTCGGCTATAGAAATCGCCAAGAACGCCGCCCGGCTGCTCAAGGTCGAGCAGATTGCTCAGGCCGCCGCGAGCGGCATCGCCACCGCGGCGACGTGGCTGTGGAACCTCGCCCTCGAGGCCAACCCGATCGTGCTCATCGCCACGCTGATCGGCGTCGTGCTCGTCGGCGCCATCATCCTCATCGTCACGCACTTCAACACGTTCAAGGCGGTCGTGCTCGACGTGTGGAACGTCGTCGTGGTCGCCTTCGACGCCATCAAGAACGCCGTCATGGTCGTCTACAACTGGATCGTGGCCAACTGGCCGCTGCTGCTCGCCATCCTCACCGGCCCGTTCGGCCTCGCCGTCTTCATGATCGTCACCTACTGGAACAGCATCGTCAGCTTCTTCACCGGCATCCCGGGGGACATCAAGAACGCCATCGGCGACGTCACCAATCTGCTCTACGACATCGGCAAGACGATCATCAACAGCTTGAAACGCGGGCTGGAGGACGCCTGGCACGCAGTCACTGGGTTCGTCGACAGCATCGGCAGTCACATCAAGAACGCCATCACGCACCCGCTCGGGATCCTCTCCCCGTCCAAGGTGATGATCGAGACCGGGAGTTACATCATGCAGGGGCTCGGCATCGGCATCACGAGCGGCTTCGCCCAGCACGTCCAGCCCGCCCTCAACGCCACCGTCGCAGCGCTTACCCCGGCCCGCGGCGGTGGCGTCGGCGGCGGCACCGGTGCCGCACTGGCTCCGGCGATGGCGTCGAGCTCGAGCGGCCCGGCCGTGGTCGTCAACAACGCCCACTTTTCGTCCGGCGTCGACGTGGACGCCTTCATGCGGCGCGCCGCCTGGGTGGCGCGGAACCGGATATGACGATCCACCAGCCGATTTCGGGCATGCCGACCTGTGTGCGCAAGGCCTGGCTGGCGTTGGGCGGCAACACCCTGCAGCTCGAGGACCCGACTGCGGGGTACTTCTGCCAGAGCCTCGACCTCGGCACGCCGGTCATGCGCACGGTGATGACCAACGCACCCGACCAGGACGGCGTCATCGACCGCACCCAGTACATGGGTGCTCGCACCGTCACTGCTGCCATCACGGTGCTGGCCGGCGCCGGCGCACAGATCGACGCCGTCGCCGACAACTTCGCCCCGTACATGGTGCCGAGCGCACGCCCGGTGCTCCACTACGTGCTCGACCGGCCGGGTGCTCCCGAGCGCACGCTGACGCTGCGCCCCGACTCCTACGACTGGCCGATCGTCGGGGCCGCCCAGCGCGACGTCGCCCTGCAGTGGATCGCGCCGAACCCCATCGCCCTCGACGCGACCCAGCAGAGCGTCACCGTGCTCTGGGGTGGGCCTTTCGCGGTGGTCAACAACCTTGGCGACGTGCCGTTGCGCCCGTTGTTGCAGTTGACCGGGCCGACCACCCAGGGCGGCGTGGTCTTCCAGCAGTACTCCGCGCCCGGTGTGTCCGTCGGCAACGGGCTGATCGCCTTCCTCCCGACGTACACGATCGCGGCCGGTCACACCGTCTGGGTCGACACCGCCGCCCACACCGTGCTGCTCGACAACACGACGCCGATCCTGAACCAGATCGACTGGGTGAACACGGTCTGGCCCGTTGCGCCTCCTAACCCCGGCTTGTACCGGGTGGCCTGGCCGGGCGGCTACAACACCGGCACCACGGCGGCCACCCAGTTCACCGTGCTCTGGAACAACGGGTACCTCACCTAATGGCGACCCCGATCCCGCCCGGACGCGGCCGCTGGCGTTTCACGCTGCACACGCGGCCGTTCACCGACCAGACCTGGACCCAGACGATCATCGCCCAGCTCGACAACGCGCGCAGTCGCAAGCTCGTCCAGGCGTGGGACATGCCCGCCACGCTCACCTTCGACATGGACGGCCACGCCGCCGACTGTGCCCTCGTCACCGAGCTGCAGCGCGACGTGGTCGCCTGGCGCTGGGACGAGAACAGCGGGGCGGACGTCCCGATGTTCAGGGGCATGGTCGACGCGTCGGAGGACCAGATCGACGAGCAGTCCCACGTCGTGACGTTCACGTGCCACGACTACCTCGCCATGTTGAACCGGCGCATCTACACCGGGACGGGCACCGACTACATGGGGTCGGGCACCCCGCCGGTCTTCGACCAGGACTACGCGTTCGACCAGTGGCGCTCGTGGGCTATTGGCATGTTCACTTCCAACCCGCCACCGGGCGGGACGTCGCTCTCGCCCGGGTCGTACCTGCCGCTCTGGACGTTCCACGCCAACCCCAACGGCACCCAGCGCACGCCGCCGAGCGGGGTGAACCGAACGGTGATGCAGCAGGGCAACATGGTCGTGCTCACCCAGATCGACGCCCTGGCCAAACTCACGAGCGGCTTCGACTACGACGTGAAGCCCCTGTGCATGCTCAACAATGCCAGCGCACAGGTGGCGGTCAACAGTGCGACTCGTGACGCCATGCGCATCTTCTACCCCCAGCAGGGCGTCACGACGCCGGGCGTCGCCCTCGTCTACGGGTCCAACGTCTCCAAGATCCAGCGCCAGGTGACCTCGGCCGACTACTCGAACTACTGGCGCACGCTCGGCAATAACGGCCAACCGGACAACTCCTCCACGCAGACCTACGGGGAGAACTGGAACGCCGACGCGGCGGGCACGACGGTCGGCACGTTCATGGGCGTCGACAGCGCCAGCGTCTCGACGCCGACGCAGACCTGGCTGACCTCTGCCGCCCAGGGCAAGGTCGGCCTCTTCGGCACGCTGGTGCCGACCTACGTGCTCACGTTGACACCGGGCTGGTACTACTGGGGCGCCCTGAACATGGGCGACGCGGTGCGGCTCGTCGTCAAGTCGGGGCGTCTCAACGTGAACACGACGTCCCAGCGCGTGCTCGGCATCACCTACAACATCGGCGACGACGGCCAGGAGGACCTCGACATCGTGGTCGGGCGGGCGACGACGACACTCGGCGGGATGATGAGAGGCCAGGACGCCAGCATCAACGCACTGTCTCGACGATGAAAGGACCAACCATGACGACCGAACCAGAGCCCCAGGTGATCCCCGAACCGGCACCAGAGCCCGAGACCGAGCCCAGTCACGAGCCCGTCCACGAGGGCGTCGAGGAGCCCGATGTCCCTTAGGCGAGAGTGGATCGGCTCGCCCAACTACTCGAGCCGGGGGAGTGGTGTGCGCCTGGTCGTGCTGCACACCGCGGAGGGCGCCCGTACGTACCAGTCGCTCGGCAGTTACTTCGCCAGCTCGAGCTCAGGCGTGTCCAGCCACACCGGCATCGACGACACGCCCGGCGTCATCGGTGAGTACGTGCGGCGCAGCGACAAGGCCTGGACCCAGGCCAACGCCAACCCCTACAGCGTGGCCACCGAGCTCTGCGCCTTCGCGTCCTGGTCGTCCGCCGAATGGCAGCGTCACCCGGCCATGCTGTCCAACACCGCCCAGTGGATCGCCGAGGAGTGTGCACACTTCGGTATCCCGCTGCGCCGGCTCTCAGCAGCACAGGCCCAGGGCGCTCAGTCCGGTGTCTGCCAGCACGTCGACCTGGGCGCCGCCGGCGGCAATCACTGGGACTGCGGGCCGTCTTTCCCGATGGACCAGGTCATCGCCATGGCGGCCGGCGGCGCAGCGCCATCACCAACAGATTCGGAGGACAAGGAAATGATCATCTGCTCGACCCCGAGTGGCAAGGGCTACATCGTGGTCAAGCCCGACGGGGCGGTGTTCGCCTACGGCGACGCCAACTATCACGGAGGAGCCAACAAGGCGGGCCATCTCACCGCCGGCGACCGCGTCACCGACGCCGCCTATGTCGGCTCGGGTGACGGCTACTGGCTGGTGGCCAAATCCGGTGCCGTGTTCGCCTACGGCAGCGCGCCCTACAAGGGCGGGCCAAACGCCTGACTGGCGTGCGCTCGCCGCGCTCGTTCTCGCTCTCGGGGCGTCGGTCGCCATCGTGGTGCTGGCGTGGTCAGAAGCGGACCACCAGATCGCCGGGCACATCTCAGAGGCCGAGTCGACGCTGCTCGCCACGGTGTTGGGCGCCATGGTCGGCGCCGTTGCCACGTTCCTGGGCACGCGCGAGCGCCATGATTGAGGAAAGGAGCTGACATGGGTACCAGCCAGCGGGTCAACGCATTGCCGGCCCCTGTCGACCTGGGGCTGTACCAGGGCGACGACTTCGCCATGACGCTGACGGTCACCGACCAGGCCGGCAATCCCATCGACATCTCCGCAGGCACCGTGGCCGCCCAGATCCGGCAGAGCCGCTCGAGCACGACGATCGCCGGCACCTTCACCACGTCGATCAACGTGAACGTGGTCAAGCTCGGCCTCCCGGCGACGCTCTCGACCACGTTGCCCCAGCTCTGTGTCTGGGACTGTGCGCTGACCTTGACCGGCACGGTCTACACGCTGGCCGGGGGCCGGCTCGAGCTGATGGCGCGGGTGACCCAGTGAGTGACCCACTCGAGGGCGCACAGGTGAGCGCGCAGGGACAGGATCCCTTCAACGTCGACGTCCAGATCATCGGCCCGCCCGGCCCGATGGGTCCACAAGGCCCCGTCGGACCACAGGGCCCACAGGGCCCACAGGGAATTCAGGGTCCCACCGGGCCGCAGGGTCCGGGCAGCTCGACCCAGACGATCGTCGGCACCTCACAGAACTTCAAGCCGACCATCACCGGGCTCTACCTCGTCGAGTGCATCGGTGGTGGCGGCGGCGCCGGCGGCGGTGGGGCGAACACCGGCGTGACGAATCAGACCCCGGGCGGCGCGGGCGGCGGCGGCGGTGGCTATTCGTCCGCCGTGGTCCAGTTGACGGCGAACGTCAACTACTCGTGCACCATTGGCGCCGGTGGGACCAACGGCAACGGTGGCGCGGCCGCTGGGAACAACAACGGGACCGGGGGCTCTGTCGGCGGGGTCACCAGTTTCGGTCCCGGCCCGCTCGTCGCAGCCCCTGGGGGCGGGGGCGCCTTCGCGGGGCCGTCCGCCGCCAGCTCCACCATCCCCGCCGCGGGAGCGTGGGGGGCCAGTAGTCAAGTCCTGCCCTTAGCAGGCCAGCAGTTCATCAACATCAGCGGGGCCGGTGGTATTTCGAACTGGACCAACGGGTTCGGCGTCGCCGGGAGCGGGCCGCACGGCCGGACGTCGGGCGGCGGTGGCGGTGGCTGTGCCGGGCCGGCCTCTCGCGGTGGGAGTGGCGCCCTCGCCGGACTCCCCACAGGGCCCAACGGCGGTGGGGGCTTCAACAACGCGCCGGACAACAACGGCACCGCCGGCGGGAGCGGCGCGGCGAACAGCGGGTGTGGTGGTGGTGGAGGCGGTGGTGGCAACAACGGCGGGGCGGGTGGCGCCGGAGGTGCAGGCGGGTCGGGCTACGTGGTGATAACGGGGCCGCTATGAGTGAACCGATCGAAGAGCATTACGCCGAGCTCGAAGCCAACACGGTTGTCAACGTGGTCGTCTGCGACGACCCCGAATACGCCGCCGAGATGGGTTGGTACACGCTGGCCGGGTTGAACCCGGTGCCGTGGATCGGTTGGACCTACGACGGCGGCCAATGGTCAGCGCCCTAGGGCGGTGGACGAGTACGAGCCCGACCCCCACGAGGTGCTCGTCGGCGCCCTGGTGATCACCGTCGTGATCCTCGCCCTCGTCGTGGCGGCCTTCGCCATCTTCTGATGAGCCGGGCGCGCCAGCTCGCCGTCCTGATCGTGCTCGGCGCCGCGGTCCTGGCCCTCGCCGTCGTGGTCTTCGTGCTGAACCGCGACACGAGCTCGGACGTGCTGGCGGTCATCGCCCTGCTCGGCGGCATCGCCATCATCGTGAACGTCCTGCCCATCGGGAACCATCGCAACGGGGACAACGGGCGGGCATAATCGGGGCGGACGAGGCATCCTCCGTGCATCTCCCTGGGTTCCACGTCTCGGCGCCGGCGGGCGTTGAGTCGCCTCCAAGCTCCTCTGACGCCCGCCGGCGCCACCAACTAGGCGGCGTAGTCGCGCCCACCCATGGCTTCGCGGAGCTGGTCGAGCGACGCCCGCCGCAGGTAGATCTGCGTGGTCGCCAGGCTGGCGTGGCCCAGCATTCCCTGGACGATGCGCACGTTGCCGCAACGGTCCAAAACGTCTGACGCAGCGGTGTGGCGCAGCGCATGGGCGGTGATGCCGTCACCGGGCGCGGTCTTGACCCCGCTTGCGTACAGCAGCTTGGTCACGATCCGTGCCACGGCGGCCGAGCTGAGTGCCCAGCGCCCCGAGTGCAGGGTGCAGACGAGCGGGCCGGCCGACCAGCCGATCTGGTTCCGGTAGGCGTCGACGGCTTCGGCGACGGGCGGCGGCACCGGCAGGACCCGTTCGCCGCCGCCCTTGCCGCGCACCAAGAGGGTGGCCGCGGCCGGGTCGTAGTCGGCGAGCTCGGCCCGGGCCACCTCGCAACAGCGCAGGCCCATCTGCACCATGAGCACCACGATGAGGCGATCGCGGGCGCGGGTGGCGACGCTCAGCACCCGCGCCACGTCGGACGCCGGCCGCGCCCTCGGCACCCGTCCCGGCTCGCGCACCTTGGGCAGGTGAGCGCTCGGGTCCTCGCTGAGCATGCCCTCCTCGAGCGCCCAGCGGCACAGGCAGACCAGTGTGGAGCGGTAGAGCCGCCGGGTGGCCGGGCTCAACTGGCCGATGCGCCGGCCCCAGGCCCGCACGGCCGTCCGGTCGAGGTCGGCGACGGGCAGGTCACCGCAGTGCTCGAGAAGCCCGGCGAGGCGGTACTCGAGGATCCGGGCCGTACGTGGGGTGATCTCGCCACCGAGCACCCGCTCTCGGAGCCACCGCTTCGTCGCTCCCCGTAGTGTCTCCATGGCCCCGCCCCCCTTAGAACGTCTTTTTGGAGCGCTTTCTAGCCAGACAACTGGGCGGCATCTTGGGCACGAACCGTGGTTTGTGCGGTCGTTGTGCGGTCGTTGTGCGGTCGTTGTGCTTCATCCCGACTTCTCCCCAGGTAGACGCCGACCCTTCGCCGAATTGCAGCGACGGTGAGCGGCCTGGACGTTCCCCGGCTCATCGGTCCCGCCTCGGCGAACCGGGATGATGTGGTCGATACAAGCCGACTCCGGGTGTGGGTTCTTGAGCATCATGTCGATCAGCTCGCCGCAGAGCTGGCAAGTGAAGTCGTCGCGGTCGAAGATATCGAGACGGCGGTAGAGCGCCGCATGTCCGGTCCAGAGTCGAGCTCTCCGCTCCTCTTGGTACGAGCGGCTGAGGAGGTTTCTACAGGTCCGGCACTGGCGCTGCATGGTCTCGCGGTTCGTGACGTAGAGATTGTCGCCCTCTAAGGGATGACCTCGCTTGCAGTGTGTCTGGTTGGCCCGGCGACCCCGTCGCATGTTCTCCTGTCGGCTCACCGCCTCCAGGTGGGTGGGATTGACGCAGTGACGGACTGAGCACAGATGGTCGATCTCGAGTCCCTCGGGGATCGGTCCGACCAGGAGTTCGTAGGCGATCCGATGGGCGCCGACCGTCGTGCGCTGGCCACGTTCGCCTATGGCGCTCAGGATCCCGTAACCACTCGGGTTGCGGGCGCCCGTCCATAGCCAGCAATCGGAAGTGACCTTCACCTTGGGCCAGAACTTCTCGGCCAGGGACTTGGCCGTCATGCCGCCGCCATATGCCTATCCTCATGGCGTGACCGACCGTTCGCTGTCCATTTGGTAGATAGCGGCTCCAGCCATTCGAGCGGGACTTCGGTGCGCATGGCCCACAGGCGCAGAACGGCCCGGGGCGGCACTTTGCGCCCGGCCTCGTACGCGTTGAGCGAATTGCGGTGGATGCCGAGGTAGTCGCACATCACCGCGGTGGGGATGCCGGCGGCCTTGCGGGACTTGGCCATGCGGTCGCCCACGGTCCACACCGGAATGGTCAGTTCGGACATACGCACAAGCTTATGCACACCCTGTGGATATCGCAAGACCGCTTGCGCTATTTGTGCTTTTGCATAAAACTGTGCCGATGCCCGCGACACAACTGCTGACCACGCGCCAGGTCGCCAAGCGCCTGGGCGTCGATCAGTCGACAGTGTGGCGCCTCGTCGAGCGGGGCCGACTCGAGCCGGCGGTGCGCCTCGACAACCGTCAGATGCTCTTTGAGCCCGGCGCCGTCGAGGATTTGCGGCGGGAACGGACCTCGTGAGCCTGGGGGACGAGGGGTGAGTGCGCAAAAAACGAACCAGCCAAAAGAGTGCGCTTCTCGAAGATTGCGTGGACACCCTTCGGTTACTGAACTTCAACGACTTCACATACCCAGAGTTCTGCCGGCTTCCAGAGCTGCCAGAGCGCTACGTGATTCGGAACTATCCGCACGGTTCGATCTACGGCACTCGAGGCAAAAAGGAAGCGCTGATTGTTGTTCACGGTTTGTGTCCGCCATTCGTCCAGGACGGGGACGGCTGGACCCGGATCGTGATAGAGGCCAAGTGGCAGGAAGTTTCGGGGTCTGTCGATGAGAAGATTCCTTTCGTCTGGGCGTCCTCTCTGGAATCGCATATTCCGAATTGGATCCTGCTGATGGACGGCCACCATTGGCGGGTTGGTCGAGGCAAGGCAGTAGTCCAATGGGCCCAACGTCAATCTGCGAGCGAGGGCCGAACGTGGCATGCCATGAATCGGCGGGACTTCCTGTTGAGTGCCAAGGAGTGGTGGGGTGGCCCATAGCAACGGGAATCTGCCCGTGCTTCCACCGGCGCCTGGCCCAGGCGAGTCGCGCCAAGTCGTGGTGGCGAGCCAGGCCATGGAGATAGAACGCCAGGTAGCCGCGCAGCTCGACACTGTTCACGAGGTGGATATGGCGCTGGCATGGCTGGATGGTGCCCGCGCTCTGACCGCCTATCTACGTGACAGGGAGGCTCGAGGGCCGATGCACGGTGCCCAGCGCCGCCTGGAAGCCCGGATCGGACAGTTGCTGGGTAAGGCGTCGATGGGGCCCCAAGAGTCTTCTGTCATGACAGAAGACTTGGACAGAAATGAACGGCATGAATTCCGGCTAATGCGCCTCGCTCTGGACGGTCGTTTCGACGGCGAAGACTGGTGGGTAAGTCGGCGGGCGATGCTCAGGGCGATTAAGAATCCGGGAAGCGCCAACGTCACCCGCCATCTGGAACTCACTGGTGAGATCGAGTGGTACACACCCCGTCAATATCTCGATGCGGCGATCGAGGTGATGGGAGCTATCGAACTGGACCCCGCGTCGTCGGATCGGGCGCAGCAGCACGTGCGGGCCGAGGATTATTTCACTCTCGACAACGACGGATTAACTCAGGCGTGGCACGGCCGGGTGTTTCTCAATCCGCCCTATCGAATGCCCGACATCAAGAACTTCGTGTTCAAGCTCGCTAAGGCATATGAAACCGGCGAGATTGAAGAAGGCATTCTGCTCACGAACAGCGCCACGGACACGGAGTGGTTCCACCGGGCCATGACTATGACTTCGGCGCTTTGTTTTACCCGGGGCCGCATCAAGTTTCTGGAAGCCGGCGAAGAAGAACTGATCGAGCGGCGGACGCCAACCCACGGGCAAGCGTTCTTCTACTTCGGACCGCATAGCCGAAAGTTCCGTTCAGTATTTCGGCGTTTCGGAGGTTTCGCCCCATGAGCATTTACGTCGTGGATGCCGTGTTCGGTGGTTTCGCTCTCGGTGTCTTTTACTCATTGCTCGTCTGGCACTACTTCGGCCCTGACCGAGAACGGAGAAGACATTGACCGAGGTCATCACCCCCGCCGGCGAGATCGTCGCCGTCCCGGCCACCCGCCCCGACTTACTTTCTGCCGCCCCCGTCGCCGACGCCGTCGCCCTGCAGAAGGCTTTCCACGACCTTTCGGCCGCCCTGCTCGACAAGAGCGACTACCAGCGCATCGGCGGCAAGGAGTACAAGACCAAGAGCGCCTGGCGCAAGCTGGCCGCCGCCTTCAACGTGTCCGACGAGATCGTCGAGAAGGTCTACGACCGCGACCCCGAATCCGGCCGCATCATCCGCGCCGAGTTCACCGTCCGCGCCACCGCACCGAACGGACGATCGACGGTCGGGGTCGGGCTGGCGTCGGTCTTCGAGCGCCACTTTTCCAACCCCGAACACGACCTGCCGGCCACCGCCCACACCCGGGCGAAGTCGAGGGCGTTCTCGGACCTGTTCGGGCTGGGCGAGGTCTCGGCCGAGGAGATGGACGACCAGCCGGTGACGTCGGGCATCGGGCGTAAGCGGTCCTCGCCGCCGCGTCGGCGGGACACGGGCGACGAGAACCACGGCGAGGGTAGTGGCGATGCCGGGCTGGCCAAAGGCGTCGTCGAGCTCGAGGCGCGTCTCATGGACCTGGACCCGCCGTATCGCACCGCCTTCAAGGACTGGCGTCGCGCCGCCAACATGGAATGGCCGCCCGCAACGCTGCGCGATTTCGCCGCCATGGCGGCCAGGATCGGCCAGCTCGAAGAAGAAGCCGCATTGGACGCCGACACCTACGACGGATGATCTGTCCGGTCTGCCACAGCGAGTTGGACCTGGCCCTGGTCAACATGACCGGCACCCCCGACATCGTCGCCACTGTCAGACAGGCGTGGCAGGACGCCGAGGAGGCGGCTTTGCTGCGCGAGGCCCAGCGGGGTGAGAACCAGGACGACGCGGGCTGGTGAGTCACAACGCCAACGCCGCTGTCTGGGCCTTCTGCGACCCGGCATTGACACCGATCCAACTGTTAGTCCTCGTCGCCTTGGCCGACTACGCGAACCCTGACACGGCGCTGTTGTGGCCGTCGCTCGACAATGTCGCCCGCCGGTGTCATCTGTCTCGCTCGACCGTGAAACGAGCAATCGCTGAACTTGAAGCAACCCGGCAGATCGAACGTGTGCAACGGGGAGGGCGAGCCGGGCACGACACGAACGTCTTCCGGTTCTGCCTTGTGGACAACCTGGGGGTTAGGGGGTTCACAGTGACCCCCCAGGGGGTTCAGCGACGACCGGTAGGGGGTTCACTGACGGCCGTTAGGCAGTTCACTGGTGAACCACAAAACAGAATTAACCCGAATGAACCTCGCGCGCGCGCGCGCGCGAGGGACGAACCCGCGCCGATGCCCGATCCAAAGGAACTGGCCAACCGGATCGCGGATCTCCGGACCCGCATCGGTCGCCCTAACCGAGGGCCGGCATGAGCCACGACGACGCCCCGGTCGAGAAGCACGCCGAGAACCGCGCCACCCTCGAGCTCGAGCGCCGGCTCGACGCCCTGAAGGCCGCCATGACGCGCCGCGAATGGGACCGCGTCGAGTGGCACTTCGACCGCGTCCGCAAGGCCATCCAGGCGCTCGAGCGCGCCGAGATGGGCCAAGAAGCCGCCGACCAGCCGTTCGGCTTCTACCAGTACCTCCACGACAAGGCGCGGGGGCGCTACAGCCGGTGAGCGAGCACGTATGGGCAACCGACCGCTGCCCTGACTGCGCCGCCAAAGACGCACAGATCGAGCGGCTGCGGACTGAGATAGAGCGGCTGACCGCACAACGGGATCGGCATCTCCGCGTGATCGCCGCCCTCGCCCCACCAATACAGGAGAAGCCGTGACGCGGCCGAGACTGCTCGACCTGTTCTGCGGCGCAGGCGGTGCGGCGATGGGCTACCACCGCGCCGGGTTCGACGTGGTGGGCGTGGACATCGAGCCCCAGCCGCACTACCCGTTCGAGTTCGTCCAAGCGGACGCGCTCGAGGTGCTTGATGGCACTTTCTGGGCTCCCGGGTTGGGGTTCGATGGTGACGACTTCGACGCCATCCACGCCAGCCCGCCGTGCCAGCACTTCTCCACGATGGGCAACCGCTCACGGGCCGAGGACAAGCGCAAGACGCCTACCGTCGATCTGCTGACGCCCACGCTCGAGCTGCTGGCGGGTATCGACCTGCCCTGGGTGGTCGAGAACGTCGCGGGTGCCAAACGGTCGATGCCCAACTACTTCGTGCTCTCAGGCGGCCAGTTCGGGCTAGGTGTTCACCGGCCGCGCTACTTCGTGTCCAACGTGCTCATTATGACGCCGCCGCGGAGCAAGCCTCCCAAGCACGGCATCGGCGTCTACGGCCGGGACCACGACGGACGGCGGCTGTTCAACCGCAAGTCGAACGGCACCTATCGGGCACCACGCTCGCTCGAGGAGGCCCAAGAGGCGATGGGCATGGATTGGGCCGACTGGCACGGCACCAAGGAAGCGATCCCACCGGCATATTCGGAATGGATCGGCGCCCAACTTCTGCGACATCTGTCGCTGGCACCAGTACAGGAGAAGCCGTGAGCCGCCTGCGCTCACTGTGGCGCCGCTGGCGCCGGCATCGCAGCCCCTACATCTACGACTGGCAGGTCGAAGACCCCGAGCTCGGCCGGCCGAGCGCCACCCACGTGCGCCTTCTCGGGCGGTGGCCCAAATGAGTCACGACTACGCAACCGTCCGAAGCCAAAGCCCTAATGCCCGTTGACCGCGTCGTCTTCCTGCCCAGCGGTGACCATCACGTCAGCGCGATCACGGTCATCGTCGACTGCAGCTGTGGCGCCTGCTTCGAGGGCGACACCGAGACCATGGCGATCGAGGACTGGCAACAGCACGTCGAGGACGAGACACATACTGGTGACACCTAGCAAAGGAGGTCGGCATGGCACTTACGAGCAGGCAGCGCAATGCCCTGCCACGTAGCGCATTCGCTCTGCATTCTGGCCCACGTAGCAACTGGCGCTACCCCGCACCTACCAAGGCCCAGGCACGCCGGGCCGGCATATCCGAGGCCCAGCGTGGGCGCACTCACCGTGCCGCCCTTTCATATTCGGCACGCCGTAGCACACGCGGTGCACCGAGCACGGTGCGAGCGCACGTGGCACGCCAGCACCAGGGTGCGGTGCGCTCCATGCGTGGTAGTCGTGGACGCCGCTAGCACCCGACTGTTGTGGACCATGGGTTACCGG